CATCAGACCCCTCCTGGACGTACTTAGAACTTGCACGTACGGCTGACCGAACGTCCTTATCTAAGTCATCTTTAAGGTCTAACTCTTCTCTAATAGAGTTTACCACAGCATCTGCACCTTGCCATTTACGGTCTTTGTAACTGTAGTAAGCTCCAGCGCGGGTAATAATCTTGTTCATAATGCCTAGCGCCACAATCTCTTTAGCAAAATCATACTCACCTGCTACACAGGAGTCGCCGTCAGCAAAATAGAAATCAAGATAAGCGACCTGTGAAGGTGGGGCTGATTTGTTCTTTAGGGTACGAATCTTTATAGTCTGACCGACCTTACGCTTTTCCTGCCCAGTGCCTGACTCAATCCATTCGTCACGCTTAACTTCAATGCGAGTAAAGAACGCGTAGTTTTTGGCTTCTCCACCTGGGGTAGTGCGGGGATCTCCGTACATAACGCCAATCTTCATACGGTACTGGTTAATGAGAATACCAATAAATGGTCGCTCATCTTCTACTAAAGACCGACGAGCGGCGTGACCCATCTTGCGGAAGAACTTACCTGTAAGTAATGCGCCACGACCAACGGTAGCCTCGTCCATGTTCTTTTCATCTTCTGTGGTTGGCACAAGGGCTGGAAGAGAATCAATTACTACACAATCAACGGCTTTAGTTTCAACCAAACCTAATACGGCTTCGTAGGCTTCTTCCATAATGTTAGTAGACACAACATAGACGCGAGAAAGATCTACGCCACACATCTCTGCGTAACTTGGTACCCAAGTTTCTGCTGCTACCCATACAGTTGTAAAGTTTGGATCACGCTCTTGATTAGCGGCAACAGTTTTAAGGGCTACTGCAGTCTTTCCGTTTGAAGCCTCACCTACAATTTCATGCCATTGATTAACGGGAAACCCACCACCAAGAACAACATCTAATGCAAGAGAGCCTGTTGTCATTCGACCCATTACATCATTCTTAATATCTGATCCAAGAATAATCATGTTGCCAAACTTTTTATTAAGCGCCGTTAAAGTTTTTGCTAGGTCTGCATTAATTACAGGCATTATTCAATCCGTCCTATGATTCCTTGTGGGTTAAAGTTGTTAGCTGTAGAAACTTGCCTAGATGCTTGTACTGGGCCCGATCCTTGAGGCTGTTGAATACCAGTACCTGCTCCACTACCTGATTGACTAATCGGGTAACCGCAGTCATAACAACGAGCACGGGCAGAAGGGTCTGCACTGCCATAGTTACCGCTACCGCACCCAGGGCATTTAGACATTGCGTGAGAACTTTGAGGTTCCCTTGGTTGTCTGTAAGGATCCTGTTGCGGAGGTGCGTAGGTTGGTGATGGTGCAGGGGGTTGATAGGTAGGCGGTGTAGACGTTGGTCTTGTCGCAGGTGTTTGGGGCGTACCTAATTTGTCAGCCCACCAGTTGTTACTCATTACATATCCTCCGTAAAAGTTCCAGGATTAACAATTATACCTAAGTCTAGTGCTGCTGAAAACGCAGGGACTAACGCTGAAATAGAGACCTGTTCATAGATTTCCGACATTAACTCTTTTTCCAACTCAGCCGCCTCTTCTCCATCTACTAAACCGTGTTTTGACATAAGGTTAGTAAAGGTTTCTGCCAGAATTTCTCCACTAATACCTGCCATTAAAGCAATAAAAGATCGATAAGGATATACGGCTTGCAAACGCTCTTCACTTTCCTTGCGCTCTAACTCGTCTCCCTCTTCACTAATTGGGGTAAATCCAGCGGCTTCAGCAAATTTATTAGGAGTGTCTACCCCTAGGTCATAAAGAGCCCATCTAAATAATGTGCTAGTAGGTACTGTGGAAGACTCAATAAGAATTTCTAACGGGTTCTTTTTCTTTTCCCAAAATTTCCAACTCATTTGGCTTCACCCCATCGTTGAACAACTTTAATATCTGCAACCAACGGAACTGATAGTAGTTTGATACCTTCCATGGCTTCTTTAATTGCCTCCACAGTTTGCTCCACCTTATCATCTGGGGTCAACGTTACAAGTTCGTCGTGCACGGTAAGGATGAGCTTAGCACCTTCTGGCAACGAGCGGTAGGCCCGCACCATGGCTAGTTTAATGATGTCTGCGGCTGATCCTTGGATACGGGTGTTAAAAGCTTGTCTTTCAGCCTGTGCCCTGGCCCCTATATTTTTAGATTTAATCTCAGGTAAGTAACGCTTACGCCCAAGCACGGTAGTTACGTGTGGAGGATTCTGCTGTTTAGTAGCCCCAATAATTTTGGCGCGGTAAGAGTTTACTGAGCCAAACTTAGCGGAGAAAGCGGACAGTAGATCTCTAGCGGCAGTAATAGAGCACCCAATTTGTTTAGCGATTTTGTCTGGTCCCACACCGTATGCCATAGCAAGCACGAGTACCTTACCTGCTTTACGATCTACACCCATAGTGTCACCTACCGTGGTATAGATATCTCCGCCATCCAAATAGTTTTTCATCATAATAGGGTCTTTAGACATAGACGCAATGACGCGAGGTTCAATCTGCGAGTAATCCGCGACTACAAGTTTGTATCCTTCGGGGGCAAAGAAAAGGTTTCTGATTGCCTTTCCGTGTGTTGTATGAGGCGCAGGAACGTTTTGAAGGTTAGGGTTACGACTGCTGAAACGACCAGTCTCAGCGCCGTGTTGTACAAAGTCGCAGTGGATTCGACCATTGATGAGTAACGAGTCTTTATGCTCACGTTTTTCTTTACCTCCTGTAGTACGAACAACTTCTCCGCCTAGGTATGGAACTACGTAGGTAGTACTTAACTTGTTAAGATCTGCGTAATCAAGCATGGCAGAGACTAGGGGATCTCTATTGCGGTAAGGCTCTAAAGCGTCAGCCGCTACAGAGTAATCCGCATAGGTTAAGTCTTGATTAGCGTCCGCTTTACGTTGTCCCGCTAAGGTTAGTACCTTGGGCTGTAGTCCTCTACCGCCCTCATCTTTTGAGGCGTACAATAAAAACTGTTTTTCTTGATTAGAGTTAATATTAAATACCCGCTCCGCTTGTTTAAAGATAGTGGATCGAGAAATCTCAATGTCTTCTCTAAGTTGCTTGTCTAAGAGCTCAAGAGCCTCAACATCAATAGGTGCTCCAGTAAGTTTCATGGAGCATAGAACTTCTAAGACTTCCATTTCAAGCGTCATGATCTTAGTTAGGTCAGAGGCTTCAAGACGTGGGGCTAACGTTTTCCAAAGTAAGAATGTGTACTTAGCATCAAGATACGCATACTTAGCCACCTCATCAAATGAGTACTTCTCTACTTCCTTACCTACACCCTTAACCATTTCATAACCAAACTCACGCTGTAAACAAGCGTCAAGTCCGCACTTATTCTTATTACGGTTGTCACTAATAAATGAGGCGATCATAGTGTCAAAGTAAGGACCCGTAGGAATATCACCACCGTAATACTTTGCTACGGAGGTTAAATCAAAAATTAAATTGTGCCCAACTGTTAAAACATCCTTGGAAAAGAATAAAGGTTTTAAAAGACTAAAGACCTCGGCTGGGTAAAGCTGCTGTGGCGGAGGACCAAATACTTTTGTGGCCTTCTTCTTATCTCGGGAGTAATCGCTAGGGCGTGCAGTAAGACCCGCTTCAACACGTTTCTCACCCTGTCCTGTAAGCGGAAATAGTTCCTCTACAAAGTCTCCGTTAGGGTGTCCCATAGGGATAACATCGCATCTACCGTGCGTAGCAAACGTAACCCAAAGAACTTCGTTAATGGGCGTCAAGCCTCTGTGCGGTCCAAAAGTTTCTACGTCAAACGCATAAGCGTCTTGAGTCAGGTAGTGCTCAACCATTTCTTTTAGTTGGTCACTAGTAGTAATTATATTCATATGATGCCCCTAAAGAGCCTCCAGCAGTAGGTTAGGGGGGGTCCTACTGCTGGAGGCAGTCTGTGTGTTGTTAGAGAAGTTCTTCTGCAATAGCGACAAGATCAACGTAAGGCGTCATGCGAATTACGGTGTTGTCGTACGGCTCAAAGGATGCAATTGCGGCTTCTGCGTCAGCCTCGTTAATGCTCCAATCCTCTTGAAGATCTCGGCCTTTAATTGCGTTCATGTGGTAAACCGTGGTCTGCTTTTGACCTGTACGGCTAAGTGCCCAGTAGTGACGATCTAGTGGACCTTGTGGCGAGAAATGTGCCGCGTGCAGGGTCTTAAAGAATCGTGGTGTAGCAGTCAGAATCTGACGCTGCATTGGGTTAGCACTTAGATTTACAATGGTAAACCCGCGCTTCTCTTCTGGCTTATCACCAAGCATTGTGCATAGTGGGCAGCCTTGTGGCTCATTAGCAGAGCACACAAAAGAACGCTTGCCTTCTGTGCGCTTGTTTAGGAAGTGTTGCTTGTATGTGGCAAATGGGCCATTTGGGTCAATGAACTTTACTACCTGGATAGTTTCACTGCTCTTGTAGTCAACAGGGTATTCACCTGATGGAGTGTGTAGTTTTTCAGCGGCTTCCCAACCTGAACCAACGGATGCGGCGGATGGGGCTGTAGTCTTTGCCTGCTCTGGGCGGGCATCAACATCAAAGTCATCACCGAAGTTATCTGCTACGGCGTACTTTTCTTCTTCAATCGAACGGTTAACTGGCATTGTATTTC